AGGATCGCGAACTCGGCAGAAGTGCGAGCCAGCGAGTAGGTGCGCCCGGTCGGGCGGTGGGTGTAGATCGTTTCCATGCGGGTTACTCCTGGCTGAGGATGTCGAGCTGGGCCTTGGCGCATTCGTCGGGGCCGTGCGGCAGGCGGATCGGTTCGATTACTTCGTACTCACTGTCATCACGGTGATGACCGGCTTCACGTCGCGACTCGTTGTCGAACTTGTCGCGCCACGTTTCTGTGATGTCGAATTTGTGGCGCGGCGGCGTCAGGAACTCGACCAGTTCGGCGTCGGTCATGGCGTCCATCTTGAGGATGGCCAACTGCAGGACTTCGCTGATTTCTTCGGTGCCTGATCGCGCCCGGATGCGGTCCATCGCCTGATGGATGCCAGGGCGGACCTTGTGCCGCAATTCTCGTTCGTCGTACTGCTCGCGCTTCTTCGCGGCCTTCGCTGACCGCTCCTGCGTACTCTTCGCCATGTTATGCCGCCTTCCTTTGGTTCCATGCCCCGGCGGCCTCGAACAGCTGAGCCGCCTGCTTTTCTTCAAGTGATGTTTCGTAGGGAATTGCAATCCAGCCGCTCGCGGCCAGGTGCTGGGCGTTGCAAGAGTCGCGCAGCTCGACATAGAAGTGCTCGATCACGTCCGATATGTTGGACGCCAGATGAACGCCCGCCGGCGATACCTCTACTGATTTGCAGTATTCGGCGCCGGCCTGGTCGATACACATACAGCTGATGTAAATCGTCCATCGGTGCGCTATTTCAAAGATGGCGCTACCGATTTGATGGCTGATAATTCGACGGGAGTTGGCCACGTTGAACAGCGACTGCTTGCCGCTCGGATCGATATTCACGATGCAAGTGTGGTTGGTCCGCAGCAGCGCCCGGCAGGAACGCTCGACCCGGGCCCGCATGTTGTTCGGCTTGCGCTTTTTCATTCGATAGCCCGCTCGCTGGTAGTTGGTGCTGGATGAGGCGCGCACGCTGGCGCACCCCTGATCGGAGTCGCATTACTTGCGCGTCCCTTGGAATCGAATCTGGAAGGTGTCGACCAGGCGCGTCATCTTGTGCCAGCCGATTTTAAGGTGGGCTCCGGCCTGTCGCTTCGACACTCCAATCTCGGCCATTGCGCGGAGCCGTTCGACCAGCGCCTTGTCCTCTTCCGGGTCGATGATGTAGACGCCCTTCTTCCCCGAGGCGCGCCCTGCGCCGGACTTGAGGTTGATACCGAACTGCTTGCAGATTTTCGTTATGCGGTCTTGCGAGATTCCAAGGTGCTTCGCCATGTCCAGCTTGATCATCGTCGCGCTCAGCGTTCGGATTTGATCGGCCATCTGTCGTAGCTCGATCTCTTCCTGCGTCAGCCGAGGTTCGATGCGCGGGGGTAGCGGTTTGAATTCGAAGGTTTGCAGCACGTCGATTTTGCCGCCCGATCGCAGGAACGCTTCTTGCGCAGAGGCCAGTGTCGATCGGTCAATAATTCTGAGGTCGTTGTATTGGTTCATTTGGCACCCAAAGGAAAGGGCGCTCATGGCGCCCTTTTTGTCGGTTACTTGGTCGGTTACTTGGTCAGCGCCTTGCGCAGATACGGGTCAACGTCGGCCTGGCCGAGCAGCCAGCGCTTATAGTCGGCAGGGATATCGGCGATTTTCGAGCCGGAATGCTTGCCGAAGCGGATCACGGTCGGAATGCGCGCCTCTTCCGAAATCATCCATAGGTCTTCGAAGCTGAAAACCGCTGCGCCGTTGCGGGCGGCCAGTTCTTCCAGGATCTTGACCAGAAGCCGGCGGCAGTTGTGCACGTCGTCGAGTGCGGCGTGAGCGTTCTGCAAGAGTCCGCGCGCATGCTCCCGATAGTGCAGGTAGATCATCGCCGACTGGCTGTGCGAATCAGCATCCGGCCAGAGCGCACGGCTCAGCGCCTGGGTGCAGATCCGCTTAACATCCGGCTGGCCGATCACGTTCCAGTCGTAGTCGACGTTGTGGCCGATGATGTAGGTGGTGCCGGCTGGCAGCGCGAAGTCCGTGTGCGGCGGGCAGTCGACCAGCTCTTCGTCGTAGATATGACTGGTGGCCAGCGCGCCCAGCTCGATCGGCTTGTCAGCCTTGTAGCGCTGCAGGAATTCTTCGACGACTTCCAGGGTCTGGATATCGGCGAGTTTGAGATAAGCACCCTCGACCATTTGCGGGTCTTTCAGGCCGGTGGTTTCACTGTCAAAGATAATTGCGTTCATCTGTTACCCCTATGGTTTTTGCTGAATGACCGATGCCGGTATATCGGCATCGGGTTGGTGCTATGCGGCGCGACGATCAATCAAATGGGATATCGTCGAACTCGTAGTGCGGTTCGTCCTGGGTGCTGCCGTAGCTGTCGTTGCTCGACTGGCCCTGCAGGTGCTTCGGTCGGTTGTCGCGGACCGGTTTCTTCATGAGCTGCTGAACCATCTTGGCCAGCTTCACCGGCGCCATGCACTTCGGATCAAGGATCTCGGAAGCGGTCTTTTCAGACTCGGCGCTGAATGGCGCGTAGATGATCGGGCGTTCCATGCCGGTGGTGCTGGTCTTCTCGATTTCCATCTGGAGCAGAAGTCCGATCGGCTTGCCCATCAGTTCCGGGAAGCCCGGCGCGGTCACTTCAACGCGCTGCTTCAGGTCGCTGTCCCACTTTTCAAACTTGATCGGCTGCGGCGCTCCGACTGTGCGCAGCTTCAGGCAGGCCATGATTGCGTTAATCATCGCGTGGCCGCCGTCGTTCTGCTTGCCGTGCTGGTAGCTCAGGTTCAGGTAGAAGTTGCCTTCCGCCCCGTCTCGGGTCTTGTAGGTGAAGCCGATCCCGGTAGAACCGGTCTCCTTCTTCTCCATGTACTCGGCCCGGGTGAAGTCGCCGATGTACTTGCCAGCCTCATCGATGAAAGCGGACTTGTTGTCGGCGGAACGTGCTGCGTTAGCGTCAAGATTGAACATGTGGAAGGCTCCTATGCGGCCTGGGTGATTTCGGTAGGTTTGATTTCGTAGTAATCGCAGATCGCAGCGTCAACCGCTGCCAGGTCGTTCTCGACCATTGGATCGTCGAACATGCCCATTGGGGCCTTGGTCGTGTCCGATCCGTTGTTGCGGGTGCTGAAGAGGTGCTGGCCGTCCTGGACGACCGACCGGAGAACGATGGTGACCATGCCTTCCAGCGTGATCTTTTCGTCCAGCATCTTGCCGATGGTCTTCATCTTGATCTGGCCGGCGTCTGTCTCCTCGGTGTGGCTGAGGATGTAGACGCGAACGTCGTCCGGCAGGTGCAGCATCGCCTCGAAGATGTTCCAGGTATGCCGGCCGATCTCGGTGAACTTGTCGAAGCCCTTTTCCTCGCTCCGGCGCATGAACTCGTTCGCTAAGATGTATTGGAAGTCATCGATCACGATCACCTTCCGCTTCGTCTGGCGAGTGGCGCCGATGACCTTGTTCCAGTCGTCCGTGACGTAGGGCTTCCAGGTCTTGGAGTCGCGGAACGGGAGGGGCTTTTTGATGACTTGGATCAGGGCCACGTCTTCGGGCTTGAAGTTGCGCATCGATGCGCTCTTGCCGCTGCCGGACTTGCCGAGGATCAGGGTTACAGTTGCCATGTCGGCACCTCAGATTGGCTGGTTATCCCACTGGCGCTCAATTTTCAGCGCCTCGTCTTCGTATTCCTTGCGTTGATCGCCCTGGAATTGCTCAGGGTCGAACGCGCCTACCGTCATCCAGTCGAGCTGGGCGGCCAGTCGTGGTGTGTTCATTGGCGCCTCAGTAGGTCAGGACGATGGCTGGGATCTGCCCGCGAATGATTGCGGCGATGACTGCCTTGGCTTCTGTTTCGTCAAGGAAGCGATCGACCTTTCCATCTGCGGCTACGTTGATCTGCGTCAGGGCCTCAAGAGCCGTCCGGTTGACCTTGCCGCGATGCGCCGTATCGGCTGCGCGGGCGTCCTGCTGGCGGACTATTTCGGCGGCGGCATCGTCTGCGCGCTTCTTCTCATCCAGTCGCGCCTGCTCGACTGCCTTCTCTTGCCGTGCTACAGCCTCCTTACGATCACGCTCGGCGCGCTGCTCGGCTTCTTCCTGATCGGCCTTGGCCTGCTTCGCCTTCTGCTCGGCGTCCTCTGCCTGCTGCTTCAGCGCCTTTTCCCGCTGCTCGGCCTGATCCCGTTCGTGCTGGGCGGCCTCGGCTGCTTCGCGCTGCGTCCGCTCTTCAGCCTCCCGACGGATCTGATCGTCTCGCTCCCGCTGAGCTCTGGCCTCGTCATCCGCCCGTCGCTGCGCCAGCTCGGCCTGATCTGCCTCGTACTGCTGGCGGGCTGTCAGTGCGCTGCGCAGCGTGGCCAGCGTCGACTCCTTGGCCTTCGCCGCGTCTAACTGGAACTCTGCCCACTTGTCCTCGATGGTGACCGCTTCTACCCTTCCGATTCGTTCTTCCAGGTCGGCGGCAGTGATGCCGTCCAGGTCTGAGGACAAAGCCTTGATCTGGTCGATTGCGTCGTTGATGGCGTCAATCCTTCGGTCTTCGGCTGCCTGCCAGTCATCCAGCGGCTTGCGCACTTCCTTCTGCCACAGCTCCAGCTTGTCCCATACGCGCTTACGCTCGGCGTCGATCTTCTTCGGGACTTCCTTCTGCTCGGCGGAAAGTTTTTTGCCAGCCTCGTCGAGAGCGTTCTTTGATTTGGCGATCTTGTAGGCCATCGAGGCATACAGGTCGCGGCCTTTCTTCGTGGTCAGGTCCGGCAGCACCGACAGGAATTTGTCGACTTCGCAGCGAATCTGCTCAAGCCATGGGTCGAGCCCGTTCGGCGCGCTGTAGACAGCGAGAGCGGTTTCCTTTGGTGGCACGGTGGCCAGCTCAGTTGTTGCGTTCATGTTCACCCCTTGTACGTCGATTGTCCCGTGCAAGGGACTGTTAGAAACATTTTTATTCAAGCCGAAGAAGTCGCCGATCTGCTCGACTGCTGCATTGATACGCACCTGGGCTGCCTTGCGCTCGGCCAGTCGGATCGCTTCCCGCTCAGTGCTCCGGGCGGCGCTGACCTCGTAGTCGTGGAAGCAGTCAGCCGAAACCTGTTTGGGCCTGCCGTAGTCGTCGTATCGCCGATCCCACTCCCGGGCCTGGGCACTGTCTGCGTAGCTGGTGCTCATGGCTCAGCCCTCAGCAGCTGGTCTCCGATGATGCGCAGGCGGTTGCGGATGCGGGCGCCTTGGGCGTTGATCTCTTTCTTGGCGTCGAGTAGCCGAGCGGCACGCATCATTGGGCTGTCGTTGCCGTTCTCGATTTCGTGATTGTTGACGTACACCTCGACCGCATGAGCCCAGCCTTGCCAGACAATGCACTCTTCGAACGGAACAAGGTCCGGTCGATCAGGATCCAGGTACTCAGCTCGAATCGGCGCAAGGTCAATCGGCTCGACTGCGTTCGTTAGCAGGTCGCGGATGTCTTTCGCGTTGTCACGCAGGGCCTTACGGTGCCTCGAGTACGCCTTGGCCAGCTCGACAAGCTTTTCCTCTGCCGTCTGCGTCATGGCCGCGCTCTCACGGCAATCCTGTTGCCTTTCTGCGTGGCTGAGAGCTTGACGGTCAGGTCGCATACCTTGAAGTCCGGCGACTTGCCGATCACCTGATAGAACGGGATGCCGTGGGCAATGATGGCTATGCCGCGCTCGATCTCTTCGAGCTGTTCGTCGATCAGCGATTTAACGATTGGCGTGGTGCTCATGCTGGAACCCCTTGAGTTAGCGATGCGTTGTGGGTGGCGTAGATCATGTCGATACGGGCCGCATACATGCGCTGCTCGTCATCGCTGATAGCTCGCAGAAGGAATGACAGGGTTATGGCTGATCTCGCTGCTGCGCTGGCGTTTGGCTGGCCTACCAAGCGCCTGGTGTTATCCAGTTCGCCTTCGATCCAGGCGATCGCCGTTTGGTGATCTCGCTGCTGTTCGTTCATGCTGTCTCCTTGCTGCTGTTATGGTGACTCTAGAGAGACCGTTATTTTCGTGCTTTAAAGGCGGCTGTGATGGCGGAAGGTGCGAGCCTGGCCACTGCCTGGAATCCGCTGGCGCGCCTGGCGTGCAACTCGCTCGCTCGGGTAGGTGGCAGATCCGCCCATCTTCCCGGTAACGAACAGCCCGCGAAGGCTGATCACGTTCATTTCAAAGTCCTCGCCCTGTAGGGCCATCCCTGTTTCGTTGTTCATGTGCTTGCACCCCTGCTTGCGTCGGTAGTAGTTGGTTTCCCGCTGCCGACTCATCGAATCGGCACTGGTGAAAGGGTCCAGGCCGCGCTACTGGCGACCGGCCTGGCTTGTTTCGTCAAGTTGTCCGTATTCGTTCGGTTGGCCTACCGGTGCTCCGGCCGATCCGCGGTGAGATCGATGGCCCGCTGTCCGCTGCCTGTA